CCGATTGACGTGCTACGGCAATACATCGAAGAGCAAAAGACACCGCATTAGGACGCATTCTGCGTCCGCGCTCTCGACCCCGGACTAAACTCCGAGGCTTCCCGCGCACAGGGTGACGCCGGCGCAGATGGAGGCACGTTTCGAGGCGGTTATAGGGGCTGCGCCGGAGGCGCTCAACCAGCTGAACGAATTCGCCGCCGCGCTCGGCAACGATCCGAACTTCGCCGCCTCCATGCTGACGGCGCTGAACGCTAAGGCTGACAAGGCGACCACCTACACGATCATCCAAACCGACGGCAAATTCCTGCTCAAGACGGGCAAGGCGGCCGATTCGTCCATGCTGGGCGGTAACGCACCGGCCTACTACGCATCCGCCGCCAGCGTCTCGAGCCTAGAGGCTGGGGTCGCCGATGGTTTTAACCGCCTGGCGACCGCCTTCAATAACGGCGCCGCGCAGATCAACGCAATATAGGAGTTTGAACAGTGAGCCTTGAAACTCAAATCGCGGCGCTGGTGACGGCCGCTAATAGTTTGACCGCTTCGGTAAGCGGAAAGATTGGGCAGATTGATCAAAAGGTCGTCGATGCCTCTACGGCTTATCTGGTTCAGTTGGAGGATTTGAAAAACCGTCTGCCGCGCCTGGCCGTTTCGAAAAATATGCTTTTGCGCGACCTCGATGCGAATGGCCGTCCTGACGATTGGGGTTTTCACTCCGAAGTGACCTTGACCAAGCTCGAAACTGTGTCAAGTAAATCTGAGGCAGCAGGCCGCTCTGTGGCCACTGTCAATTTTCTCGCGCAAATCGAGGCTGATGTAAAAGAGATTTACCCAGATTTTGATATTCGAAAATCTCAGTATTACCGGCAAGGTTTTAATGTCTGGAAGATGCAATGGGCCGCTAACTCTTTACAACCAGGTAATGGGTGGTTGGCCTATCCTTATGCGGTCGACTATAACGGCAATGCCGACGCGGTGGTGGCGCTACCGCGCAACTCTTATATGACTGTTGCTGGCTTTGTTCGGGTTGTAGATGGTGCGCTTTTGAACGGTTCCTGGGTTACTGGCGCCCGGGTTGGTAAGTGGGCATGGTGCTCATCTATCCTTGCACCGACTAGATTTTTCGGCACCTACGAACACCTCCATCCTATCCGTTCCTCGTCATCTGGATTGATTGAGGTGGCTTTGGTTGGCGCTTGTACGGGCGTTGTTACGCATCCGGGCGCGTGGTTTTCAATGCTGGCACTTAGTTAAGAGGAAGCGACGATGAAACCAATTTTTTACCCAGACCTGCACCCGATAATCAAGTGGAGCGAAATCCGCAAGGCGCGCACCGCCGACCTGACGGCCTGTGATTGGGCGGTGATGCCTGATAGTCAGCTGTCGGATGCCGAGCTCGCCGCAGTCAAAGCCTACCGTCAGGCCCTGCGCGACCTGCCCGAGCAGGGCGACGACCCGGACGGCGTAGCCTGGCCTGATAAGCCCGCCGGCCTGAAGTAACTGCTGCCGCGAAAGCGGTTTTTTTGTGCCCTCCGAAAGCCCCCGCCCTGGGGGCTTTCGCGTTTCTGACATTCAACAGGGTGAATATGCTTTATCGGCTCAATGCAGGCGCCGCCTGGTGCCTGGCGGTGATTGGGATGCTCGGCCATCTGCTGCTGTGGTCTCTGGAAAGCCTTGTGCTGTTCGCGCTGTGCGTGCCCCTGACTGTCGTCGGCCTGCTGGTGGTGCCGCTGGCCTTGCTGTTCCCGGATGACAGCCGCAAAGCGGAAACCTACAAGACGGACGGCGTCAACGTCTGGTGGCTTCGCCGCCTGCCTCGGCTGGCTAGTTGGTGGGACAACCCCTACGACGGGTTTCTAGGCGACGATTCGTTTCGCTGGGCTGGCCGCGACGTGCCTTTCGGCTGGCTAAATACCGACTTTCTGGCGCAATGCTGGTGGGGTGCGGTGCGCAACCCGCTGCATCGTTTCAAGTCGTTTTTGATTACCTGCGACGTGCGCCGCTGCGCCTTCCAGCTGCTCGCTGGTCAGCCGTTTGTGCGCGACCGCGCCGATGCTACGGGTTTTCAGTTTGCGCGCGCCCTGCGCGATGATGGCGTGCCTTTCTATCGGCTCTATTGGGTGTGGAAGTGGCCAGGCTGTGCGCGCGCCGCGATCGTTGAAATTGGTCACGAGTTTCGCGCTGATCACTTCGGCGCGGATTACACCGAGCGCCCGTTCAAGGCGTTAAAGGGTTTCGCTTTCCTGATTCATCCCTGCAAATCCATTTGATCCAAGCCGCGTAAGCGGCTTTTTTGTGCCTGGAGATCCGCATGTCCAACCGTAAAAACTACACCGTCCTGGTCGCATTCCCGAAAGGCGGCGGCCATTGGGCGCAGAAGGGCGAAAAGCTCGACCTTCTGGACGTCGAGGCCATGGCCCTGCGCCGCGCCGGCCGCATCAAGCTGACTACTGACCTCGAGGCCGAGGCCCCGCAGGCTGAGCCGGCTGCCACCAAGAAAGCCACCGCTAAGGAATAACCATGGCCGAAGTAACGAATTTCGAGCACAACGGTGCATCGATCGAAACGAGCGAGCCGCCGGAGGCAATGGGCGGGATTGGCGACAACGTCATCGGCCTGGTCGGCACTGCGCCGAACAAGGCCCCGGGCGTGCCGCTGAACTCGCCGTTTCGCATCAACAGCCTGACCCTGGCCGCCATGCTGGACACGACCGGCGTCGAATCGGGCACGCTGTACCAGACCGTCCACCAGATCCTCAAGGTGGTTAAGGTGCCGATCTATGTCGTGGTGGTCGAGGAAGGCCTGACCGACGCCGACACCCTGAACAGCGTCATCGGCGGCATCGACCTGGAGTCGGGGCAGAAGCTAGGCATGCTGGCCCTGGGCATTTGCGCCGAAGCGCCGACCATCATCGGCGCGCCGGGCTTCTCGAGCGAGCAGGCGGTGCATAGCGAGCTGGCCAGCCTCGGCAAGCGCCTGCGCGCGCGCGTGGTACTGGATGGCAAGGACGTGCCGGTCTCCGGCCAGGTGACGAACAGCCAGGCCATTGGCGGCGCTGAACTGGGTTATGACCGCTGCTATGTGGTGCATCAGATGCCGGCGGTCTACTCCAAGGCCGCCAAGGCGAACGTGTTCCTGCCGCCCTCGAGCCTTGCGATCGCCGCACTGGCCTCGGTCAAGCAGTGGGAAAGCCCGGGCAACCAGGTGACCTACGCGGCCGACGTTTCGCGCGCCGTCGAGTACAACATTCTCGACAAGTCGAGCGAAGGCGACCTGCTCAACCGCTACGGCGTGAGCTACTACGCGCGCACGGATCTGGGCGGCTTCTCGCTGATCGGCAACCGCTCGATCACCGGCAAGTTCATCAGCTATGTGGGCCTCGAGGATGCCCTGGGTCGCAAGCTCGGCAAGGCCGCGCAAAAGGTCATGGCGCGCAACCTGACCAAGTCGTTTATGGAACAGGAGGTCAAGCGGATTGACGACTGGATGCAGACCCTTGTGGCCGACGGCACCATCCCCGGCGCAAAAATCTACCTGCACCCCGAGCTGAACAGTGTCGAGAAATACAAGAACGGCACCTGGTATCTGGTGATCGATTACGGCCGTTACGCGCCGAACGAGCACATGATTTATCAGCTCAATGCCAACGATGAAATCATCGAAGAATTCCTGGGAGACGTCCTCTAATGTTCACTAACCGCGTAAGACAAGCGATTGCGGCGACCCTGCAGGGTCTGCCGCTGATGGCCACCATCGACGACTACGATCCGCCGTTGATCGAGTTCGAGATGGAAGAAATGACCGGCGGCCGTTTCATTCCCGAGGAAATGGCCAAGGGCCTCAAGGCCCTAACCGCGAAGATCACCCTGCAAGGTGTTGGCCTGCCGATCATGACCGCCCTGGGCGTCACCGGCGGCGATAACATCCTGCTGACGGTACAGGAAGCGGGCGAGGACCAGGACGGCAACGAATGGTCGACCATCCACATCAACGGCGGCAAGTTGAAGAAGCTCGAGGAGAAAACCCTCAAGATGAAGGACAAGCCGGTCACCGTGTTGGAGATCGCGCTCAAGACCTACACCCGCCTTGAAATGGGCGTGCCGATGATCGATATCAACACCCGCACGCAAAAGGTGGTGATCAACGGCGTCGACATTCTCAAGGGTGCCCGCCGTCTCGTCGGCATGGTCTCCTAACCCGTCCGTTTAACCGTAAAAAGCCGCCCACTGGGGCGGCTTTTTTGTGCTTGTAAGGAATTCCCGCATGACTTGGAAACCCGAACCCCTGCCGCTGCAATGGCCAGTTACGACCGAAGGCGGCGAGACCCTTGCCGTACTCGAGCTGCGCGCCTTCGACGTGGCCGAACACCGCGCCGCGCTGGCCCGTGCCGGCAAAGATGAAGACGCCCGCTTCGAGCATCTGGCCGTATTGGCCACCGGCCAGCCGCTCGAGGTGATCGAGGCGCTCAAGCGCCCCGACTACGTGAGCCTGTCCGCGCGCCTGTCCGAGTACGTCAACCTGCCGGCGTCGTTCTTCCTCGGCAAGACCCCGGAGGATCCGGACGATGCGCCGCTGCTGATCCCGATCAAGGTGTTTGGCCGCGAGTTCGATCGCCTGGCGCTCGAGGTGCCGACCATGAAAGCGACCAAGGTCATGGTGAAGATGAAGACCGACGCCGATCGGACGGATTTTATCAGCTCGCATTGCACCGGCATCGCCCCGGCTGAGATCACCCGCCTAAGCATTCCGGACTGGACCCAGCTACAGGTGCGGTTGAGTGATTTTTTGAACAAACCGGCGGCCTTCTTTCAGAGCGCGACATCGAAGTAATTCTCGATGTTGTGCCGCTCGTTTACCACGTAAGCGAGTCGGAAATTCTGGAATGGGACGCCGGCAAGGGTTTGCGCCGTTACGAGCTTGCAATGGCGCGCCTGGGCGCGAATAAGGGGTAGGGCATGGCCGAATCGAAATACTCGCTACGGCTGGCCGCCGTGGACGCTTTCTCGAAAACCTTCGGCGATTTCAGCAAGAAGGCCGACGACCTGCAGGAGGGCATCAAGCAACAGCGCGGCGAGCTGGACAAGCTGAACCGCGCCGCGCGTGATGCCGACGGCTTCGCCAAGCTGGGCGCAAAGGTGGAAAAAACCACCACCGCGCTGCATGCCGCGCGAGTTGAGCAGGGTCGCCTGGGGCGTGAGCACGAACAGGCGGCGGCGAAGGTCGAGCGGCTGAGCCAGGAGTACGGGCAGGCCACTGCGGCCACCAAGGGTCTGGAAAACTCGACCACCGCGACCACGGCGCAGTTGCGCGCTGCGCGCCTCGAGCAGAAGCGCCTTGGCCAGGAGCTGAACAGCGCCACGGCAGAAGTGAAGAAGCTCGACACGGCGCAGGATCGCAACACCGCCAGCGTGCGCACCCTGGAAGGCGCGCAGCGTGCCGAGCGCAACGAACTGACGCGCTTGCAAACGGCCCTGACTGGTGCCGGAGTGGATACCGGCAAGCTGGCCAGCGAGCAGAAGCGCCTTGAGACGGCCACCGAGCAAGCCAATGCCGCGCTGCAGGCGCAGCGCACGCGGCTGGATGCTGTGCGCTCGGCGCAGGGCAAGGTTGACGGCAACCGCGCCGCGCGTTCGGAGCTGCGCGGGCAAATGGTCGAGACGGCGGCGATCGGCTACCTGGCCAGCCGCCCAGTCAACCAGGCGATGGAGCTCGAGACCGCGATGGCTGATGTGGCCAAGGTGGTGACGTTCGCAGAGGGCGAGCGCGCGGCCATGGCCTCGGCGAACCTCAAGATGGCCAGCGACCGGCTGATCAGTGCTGCCGGTATCACGGCGGTGGATCTCGCGCAGATCCAATACGCCGCCGGGCAGTCGGGCATAGGTAAGGACGAGAAGACCAGCGAGGGTAAACAGGCCGCCATCATCGAGTTCACCCGCGACGCCGCGATCATGGGCGCGGCGTTCGATATGGATGCCAAGAGCAGCGGCGAGACCATGGCCGGCTGGCAGGCCTCGATGAACCTCGACCGCACCGGCACGCTGGGTCTGGCCGACGCGACCAACTACCTGGGTAAGAGTTTTAACGCCACGCCCGCCGATATCGCGTCGGTGGTTAAGCGTTACGGCGCGGTCGGTACTGCTTCGGGCCTGTCACCCGAGCAAACCGCCGCCCTTTCGGCGGCATTCCTCAACCCCGGCACCGAGAAAGAAATCGCCGGCACCGGGTTTAAGAACTTCACCGGCGCGCTGACCAAGGGCAAGGCTGCCACCAAGGGGCAGCGCGCGGCGTGGGACGAGCTGGGCTTCGATCCGGAGGATCTCGCTCGCGGCATGCAGCAGGACGCCCCGAAAACGATTATGTCGGTGCTCGAGGCGCTGAAAGCGGCCCCGGAGGAGCAGCAAAGCGCCCTATCGGATCAGCTGTTCGGCTCAGAGTCGAAGGGCGCGATCATGCCGCTGCTGCAGAACCTTGGCGCGGTTGATCGCGCGTTCGGCATGGTGGCCAACAAGGCCGACGCCGCCGGTTCGATGATGAAAGAGGCCGCCGAGGTGGCCGACACTTCGCGCGCCGCCTGGAATGGCTTCACGGCCCGGCTGACGCGCCTTTCGACGCTGGTCGGCAATACCATGCTGCCAGCGCTGAACGCTGTACTGGTTCCCCTGGGGGCCTTGGTCGACGGGCTGAGCTGGGCGGCCGATACCTACCCGGATGTCACGGCCGCCATCGCGGTGGCTGCTGGAGGCCTGGCCGCGCTCAAGGTGGGCGCGCTGGGTCTCAAGTTTGCCGGCCTGCTGATCGGCCAGGCATTCAACAAGGCCGGGCTCGCCCGTGCCAAGCTGGACGCCACCACCGGCCGCACGGCCATGGGTGCCGATGCGGCGGTGGCGCGCCTGAACCGAACGATGGCCATGCTGGGGCGCTCTGGTGGCGTCGGTGGTGCTGGCCGTCGTGGTCGGTCCGGTCGAGCGGGTCGCGGTGGTAAGGGCGGAATACTTGGCGGCGCGTTAGGCGGCTTGGCCGGCCGGGGCGGCGCTGCGGGTATAGGCCGTGCCGCTGGCGGCAAGCTCGGCATGCTTGGCAAGGGCACGGGTGCGCTGGCCTTGGGCATCGGTGCCATGGAAGTGGCCAGCCTAGTCAGCGACGGCGCAAGCGGCGAGGCAATAGGCGGTTCGCTGGGCAGTACCGCCGGCGGCATGGGCGGCATGTGGGCCGGCGCTGCGGCGGGGGCCATGATCGGCTCGGTTGTGCCAGTTGTGGGCACTGCTATCGGCGGAATTATCGGCGGCGCGCTCGGCGGCCTGGCCGGCAGTAGTCTGGGTGAATGGGTGGGCGAGGGCGTCGGTTCGTTGTTTGACGGCGATAAGCCGGCCGCCGACCCGGAGGGCAAGCCATCGGCGACCATTGCGGCGGCTTCGCTTGCCCCTCAAGTTCCGATGCTTCTTGCGCCGGCGATAAACAGGGCCGTGCTCGCCGCGCCTGGTGCACCGCTCGCGGGCGCGCCTGATCGTCTGGCGACGCCAGGCGATGTGGCCAAGGACGTGGTCAATAGCGTGGCTGATAACCGGCAGATCACCTTCGCGCCGGTGTTTCAAATCAGCGGCGCGGACAAGGCGACCAGCGAGGCCTTGGCGAATGATGTCTTGGGCAAGGTTAAAGCCAGCTTTATGCCGCTGATGATGGCCAACCCCTTGGCGATACGCCGTGGGGCTTCTCTGACTGACGGGAGCGACTGATGCGGCAGCAGATGGCCTTGGGCGAGTTCGTGTTCGGGCTCGCGGCCGATTTTCCGTATGAGCGCCTCGAGCGCAAAACCAGCGGCGGCTGGGTAGATCTCGACATCATCTACAGCAAGCCGCTATCCCATCAAACAGGGCAGGGCCTCGAGGAGCTGCGCCTAAGCGGCAAAGCCCAGTTCGATGCCGGCATGCAGGCGGTTGAGCGCCTGCGCGACATGGCCAACCAGCGCAAGCCGTACACCTTGGTCGACGGCGTTGGTCGGGTGTGGGGCCGCTGGCGGATCGACAGCGTCAACGAGCAGCAGACGCGCGTGCTCGATGACGGTACCGCCACCTGGTTGGAATGGACCCTAGAGCTGCGGGAGTTCGTCAATGCGACGGGTTAGAACGATCGCCGGTGACTCGGCAAACCTGCTGTTATTCCGCGAACTGGGACGCAGCGACGACACCGCCGAGGAGGCGCTCTGGCTGGTAAATCCGGGCCTTGCCGAACATGGGGCAACCCTACCGGCCGGGCTTTGGGTTTACCTGCCGGAGCTGCTCGAGGCGGCACCACAAAGCGCGCCGATTACGGCTTGGGATTAAGGGGGCGACATGGCTATCGGGTACACGCCGGCGGTTGAGATCTACGGCGCGAACGCGGCGTTGATCAATAGCCGCCTGATCGACTGGGAGCGCGTCGACGCCGCGGGCATCGAGTCGGACACGTTGAAACTGACGGTCAACATCGAGGGCCTGGACGGCCTGCCCAGTGTCGATGGAAAGATCGGCATCCGCGTCGGCTATGCCGAGACCGGCCTAGTGGATAAGGGCGAGTATGTGGTCACGCGCACCACGCCGAATCTGTTCCCGGCGCAGCTGCTGATCGTGGCCACGGCCGCGCCGTTCAAGGTGGCCGACGAGACCGGCTTCAAGGCTCGCCGCTCGGCGAGTTATGGGGAGACCACGCTCGGCGCGTTGTTCCGCCAACTTGCCACCCGGCATGGGTTTTCGCCGCGTGTGGCTCCGGAGTTGGACGTGCTCAAGATCGACCACGTCGACCAGTCAAACGAAACCGACATGGGGTTTATGACACGCCTCGCGCGGCGCTTCGACGCGGTGACTAAGCCGGTCAATGATCTGTATGTGCTGGCCCGGCGTGGGCAGGTCAAGTCATTAAGCGGCCAGCCGCTGCCGCCGGTGACGATCTCGGTAACCACGGACAACCGCCCAGGAGAGCGCGCTTTTATCGCGGCGAGTATCGACAACGACAGCCGCGTGCGGTTCAAGGGCGCGCGCACGGTCTGGTGGGATGGATCCGCCGGCACCGAGGTGCAGGTCGACGTCGGTAGCGAGCCATTCAAGAAGATGCGCCAGCGCTACCAGAACGAAGACGAGGCGCGCGCAGTGGCCAAGGGTGAAAGCGCTAAGACCCAGCGCGAGGCGGCAAAGCTGCGCATTGATTGCCCCGGCAATCCGGCGTTCGGTGCCGAGGGTCTGGTGGTGCTCGACGACAGCTGGCCGAGCCATATGCGCGGCACCTGGTCGATCGACAAGGTGACCGAAAGCGGTAGCCGCCAGCAGAGTTACCGCAGCACGCTTGAGGCGAGTTATCCGGCCGGAAAAAAGGAGTGACACCCACCCCCA